GTTGTTCTTAACAACAAGGTTAATTAGTCTTTGAACCTTATCATTGATTCTAACTATAAGACCTATCTTACTCAATCGTTTTTCTTCTGGTGTATCTAATGATGTACCCATTGCTATGTTACTTGGGCCGTAATCCATTTGTTTCTTACAAAATAAATTCCATTGTTCAAATTGTAATCGTTGAAACTCTTTTGCTGTTTCTGGATAATGTTCTTCTATATAAGCTATAGCATCTGTTTTATCATAATGTTCACCATCGTTTCCATTTTGACCTATAACATCTATCCGTGAATATTGTTCATATTTATTTGATTCTTTTATCGTGTCACTCATTTACATACCTTCTTTATTTGTTTTTTATCTGTACCATGCATTTCTAATATAGTTTTCAATTCTTGTTTGTCTATCAATTCAAGATATTCCGTTACTTGTAATTTACTACATTTATAGTAATTAGACAAGAGTTTTATTAGCCAATCTTCATATTTTTTTGATTTCTTACCTTTGATGTACTTGTTGAATCTTTTACCTTTTGGTAAGATATCACAATACCATTTATAAACTTCTCTTGGTTTTAATTGGCCGATTGAATACTTCTGAAAATAGTTTACTATCTCTATGAAATCTGTATCCATTGACAACCACCTGTTGATTATGAATGGGCTGAATTTCTTTTGTTCATCTTCTGTAAAGTCATTCCATTTTTTCTTGTGAACCAATAACTGGTTCATCCAATCTATAATTGTCATTTCGGTTTCTCTGACTTTGTATATCCATCTTTAAACCAACCATCACCTTTAAGTTTGAAACCACCACTATTTGTGAATTGTCGTTTCATCTCAACAACATGAATACCACAACTAGCTTTAACACATCGTTCACATATTGGTTCTGGTTCATCCATTTTCTGTAATACTTCTTTTTCTTTATTACAAGATGGACATTTGAAAGTGTAGAGTGGCATAGTTTTTACTCCGCTGTCCTAAATTCTTCATTTACATGACCACATTTCTTACAATCAAATACTTGAACAGGAACAATAGTTTCTTGATTTGTCGGTGACACTATTGCTGATAATTTTCTTAACATCAATGTTTGTTCAAATGTATCATTTCCACATTTTTCACAGACTATTTCATTTGTTTTTGTTATATCTATTTGTTGTTGTGGTTCTTGTGTATCACCAAAATTACCTTTAATCGTTGTCATTATTTTATCTCCTCAACCGTTACATCTGTTATTGTTACATCTTTACTTTTCCAACCAGTTTTATTTAAAATATTTTCATCTTCATAAGGTGGTTGATATAATGTAACTTTTATTGTTTCATAAGTATGTTTATTTTCTATTCTAAATGTTTTCATTTAATTAGACTCTAAAATTGATAGTACTTCATTTACACTCATAATAACTAAATCATCATTATACTCATGTACTTGTGCATGTTTGTTATATAAGACTGTATCTCCAACATTACATATAACAGGAATAAGTGTTCCGTTAGCAGAATACATACCTTCACCTACAGCCATAACTTCACCTTCCAACAACTTACCACTATCCACTGTATCTGGTAAAATTATACCTGATTCTGTTTTTTCTTCTTCATTTTTTTCATTTGGTCTTACAACGATTTTATCGTTTACTGGTTTTAACTTCATTTTATAATCCTCATTATTTTAATTAACGTGGACATAAAACAAATTTCTTTATCCACTACATTTACATCATTAAATTCACCTTCAGCAATAGCTAATATACACTCAGCTACCTTACCATTTGAATAATTATCTACTTCATCATATAGTAATCTATACAGCTCCGCATAATCACTAACTGAATTGTCAGCTATCAACTTCCGTATGTCATTGAACTTTGAACCATCACCCAACATTTCTAATAATTGTATTTTATAATTACTTTGAATTACCGAACTAACATCAATCTTTAACTCACCATCTACAACTTGTCGTTGTGCTGAATTAATAACTCTGCGAATATCAGGATATCCAGCATTTACAATTAAAGCTAAATCATCAAGTTTGAATGTAATATTTTCAGTTTCAAATATATTCTTTAACTGAAGAGCTACTTCTTTTCTTGAAGGTGGTACAATCTTATATGGTTGACATCTTGATTGAATTGGGTCTATGATTCTCTCTACATAATTACAAGTAAGAATGAACCGACAATGTTTTGAGAATGTTTCCATAAGATTACGAAGAGCTGCTTGAGCATTCGGTGTAAGGAAATCAGCTTCATCAAGTATAACAACTTTTAGTGTTCTGAAACCGATTGAGGAAGCAAAGTTCTTTATCTTTGTTCTAACATTATCTACATTGTTCTCATCAGAAGCATTGATATATAGACAATCACAATCAATATTATTTGTAATGATTTTAGCGAGAGTAGTTTTACCTGTTCCTGCTACACCATACAACAATAAGTGTGGAACATCTTCTGATTCAAGATATATACTTACCTTACTCTTTAGATGTTCGTTACCTATATATGTGTTTAAGTCTGATGGTCTGTATCTCTCAACCCAAAGTGAATGGTTTAATCCACCCATCCATCGCCTCGTTTCCAATGTTTAAATCTATGTGATAACATTTCTGTAACTAATTCCCATAATGAATCAGCAAAATATACTCCGTTACCTTCAGATAACATCAATGTGTATTTCCATTCTTTAGTCATATTAATCTACACCTTGTGTAGCTACGATATGATAAGTAGAATCATAATCATCAACCTTAAAGTTGATACGAGCTAATCCTTCATTTGAAACTTCAAGTGTAGCTGAACTACATTCTTTATTAGCTACCAACACATCCTTGAACAAATTAGCATTGAATGAAACTGGTTCACTCAAATCATTTGTTTCTGTTTCAACAGGAATATTTACACGATTTGTGTTTGTTGATGAATAACCAATAATTATTTCAAGATTATCACCACTATTAATAACTGTGAAAGTTTCTGTTTCAGACAAAGCTGTCTTACCTTTAATAAAGGTGTTGATAAACTTTGTATCAATCTTGATTTTAGTTCCAAAATTAGGTAACCTTTTAAGTGAAGGTGTATCTGGAATAATTGATAAATCAGAGAGTGTATAGTCAAATGAAACTGAACCATTCTCTGCTTTCAATGAAACTGATCTGTCACCAAACTTTTTTACATTCAATTTAACATCATCATCCAACACATTTAACAATTTCATTAATTGGTCTGTTGTGTATACACCGAGTTCAACATCTTCAAATGTAAAATTATCAACATTGACACTACCCATCAAGCTCTTGTCTGGTGTTACAAAAGATGTAGATAACCTATTATCCTTTGATACCCATTTAACTTGATTTACATTTCCACCCAAATTGTATTTTTGAATGAACTTATCTAACTTACTTTTCTGCATCTATTTCTCCTATGATTTAGATTATTTTAATATACAACATTTTTACTATATGAGTCAAGAGTTATTTCCAAAATTCTTTAGATTTATCTCTTGTTTTCTTTTCAATTTTTGTGGGTTCTAATCTTTCATCTGATATTTTAACGAACTCTGGATTCAATTCAATACCAACCCAATCTTTATCTTGTTTCATTGCTACTTCAGCTGTTGTACCAGAACCAAAGAAAGGGTCTAATACAATACCTGGTGTAAATTCATCATCATCTCTACCATCAGTATATCCTTTATCGTCATAACTAGCGTATCTCTGACCTTGTTCATACTTTCCATCATATCGTTCTGGTCTGTAGTTTGGATGGTCTTTTGGTAATTCGTGTCTTTCCAATGATGTCTTTTCCATAACTCGTTCTCTTGGTTTACCAGTTTTCTTATCAACAAATTCTGGACAACCTGCATCTATTGGACTTTCAATAAGTTCAGGTGGATACACTGCAAAGTGAGCACCTTTAAATGAAGCTACATTTACATTCCATACTGTTCTTTTATTCCTACCATTTGGATTGACGAACCTTTCACCCATCTTATCTAACCCTTGAACATTCACAGCTTTCATATCATAATCAGTCTGGTCTAACCCATATTGAGCTCTTTTAAGACTAACCTCTTTTACTGGTTCTAATTGTTGTTTGAAATAATATTTTGGATTCTTTGTGAAAAAGAACATCTTCTCAAAATCAACTGTATATCTGTCTTTACCTGACGCTGGCATACAGCTTGGTTTATGCCATATGATTTCATTTCTTAATATCCAACCTCTATCAGTCATCTCAATAGCGAATCTACTTGGTATTTGAACTAATGATTTTGCTTTGTAAGTTGAGCTATAATTTTTCTTATGTTTAAAGTTATACTGATACTTCGTTGATTGTATACCTGTTTTTCCAACTTGGTCTTGTTGACTTGGGTTTCTAACATAGCTATCTCCTAAATTCACCCAACAACTTCCGTGTGGTCGCAATACTCTTTTTACCTCATCAAATATGTCACATAGGTTATTTATAAATTCTTCTGGTGTTGATTCTAATCCTAATTGTTCATCCATTTCATAATCACGAAGTCCCCAATATGGTGGAGATGTAACACACATATCTAATGATTCATCTGGAAATGTTTTTAAGACATCGAGTGAATTACCTTCATACACTTTATTTGTTTCTAACTTTTTCATTTTCTTACTCATTAAAAGAACCTCTCTAATGTATTTTCTTTATCTATCAGCACCCAATCCATACTACCATAAAACATATCTATCTTCTTTTGTAGAGCTTTATTAAACAACTTATCTCTATCTACATGTTCTTCAATATATTCCATAATCTGTGGTGGGTCATCATAACCTTTGAACGCTATTTGTTTTATCTGTAATGGATTGTTTGATTTCAAATATACCCATTTAATTTTTTCACTATTGTTAATCTTTTCACAATCAGTCAAGTTATAATATTTAAGTAAGTCATTATAAATCCACGCAGCTTTCACATGAACTGGTGTACCTTTAACCATCTCTGTAAATATACCTTGACCACTCTGTATTTTACCTCGTGTGTTTTTATTAGTAAACTTACTTAACTTCTTAACACCGGTTGGCAGAGCTATATCTTCAATTGGTAATGTCTTTATCTCTTTTTTGAAATCCATAATTTTTTCATCAATAGATTCCTTTTCAACATTACCCAAAATGTCTTGAAGAACACCAGTCATAAGTTTTCTCATAGCTGGTGGGAATGAACTACGAACAATATCTAAACCTTTAACATCAAGTCTGTCACAAACCACACCAGCGTCATTAATAATCCATTGTCCATATCTCTTCTTAGTAACCCAAAAAGCCGCTTTTGCAATACACTCTTGTTTGATATCAAACCTATGGTCATCTATGTTTAGAAACTTTTTAGCAAATAGATTATAAGATTGATTGATATAATCTTGAACTACACCTGCAGTTTCTAATATCTTCTCTGTCATAAACTTGTCATCTGATAAGTCAACATTTGGATATTCTTTTTTAACCAATGGAACAGCTGAATAAAAAACTGAATCTGTATCTGTGTAAATACAATAGTCTTCTTTATCCCCAAGTTTGTTGTTGTAATAACTATTAGCAATCTTTTCTGTGAACTTGATTAGTTCTTGACCAGTAACTGTTGTCGCTTCTGCGTTGTCAATGTCATAAAACCTAAATACAGGTAATCCCAATACACCATATAATGAATTTAAGATAATCTTTTGAACATGTTGTCTTCTCTTAAAATAACCATATTGTTCATCATCTCCTTCATCACCATATTTCTTCATCAACCTTTTGTATTCAACTCGTTCATCAAACCATTTAGAAAGTATGGATGGAATCAAACCTTTTTTATCATTACGATATAGAATACCATTTGATGAAATCGATACTTTGTTGGACTTGAACATACTAGCTAATTCTTCATTATTCATATGTCCTTGTTCTTTACCCTTCTTTTCAAGTGAATATGTTTTCTGTGTGCTTTTTATAAATTCTTTAGCGTTCCACCCATTGATTTTACCTATCTTCATTTCAGGAGATATATTTAAAGACATAATTATACTTGGATACATTGAAGTTAAATCCAAATCATATACCCATTCGTACCTACCAGGTTTTGGTACTTTGACATAAGCACCTGTGAACTTATCATCTACACCACGATTCATCTTCTCTTTAGCATCAAGTGCTTTATTGGGTGCGACAACTCCAATGTTTTTAAGATAAACAAGAATAGCACCTTCGAGATAACGAGATGAGAAAAATACATCTTCATAAGGAACATGTCCAACATGAGCAATACCACGAACCAACTCAATAAGTTTAAGTTTATCATCAAGAGCTTTTACAATCACAACATCATTCAAGTTATATTCGACATATTTGTTTATATCATTTTCATACAAATCTTGTAGAGTTCCCTCATATTCAATCTTACCAATACCAACTTCAAGTTGTCCTATATAATCTAATCGATATGATGATTGTTGTGTGTATGTGAACTTCTTATATAAGTCAAGATAATCTAAACATGATACACCTGCTATCTTATATTTGTTTTTATGTTCTGAATAAAATATCTCACCTATTGGTGATAGAGAGTTTGCAAATTGATAACCCAATACTTTAGTAGTTCTGTTATATATGTAAGGAATATCAAAACCATCAATGTTCCAACCACTTAATATTGTTGGATTGATTTCAAGGTATTTCTGATAAAACCTTTGTAGTAATTCTTCTTCTGATTGAAAGGATTCCACGACATCTGTATTGGGAACATCACCTAAGACATAACAATGATAACTATCAGCTGTCTTATCATATAGTGCTATAGCAGTAATCTTGTTGTCAGCTCTCTTGGGGTCTGGAAAACCATCCTTTACTTCAACCTCAATATCAAAGTAAACTTCGCGATGTCCTTCTGATATATCATCTGAATCTTTATACATATCAACAAGAGTTCTTGTTTCTATTGGTATATCCGATTCAAATACTCTACCATTCTGCAAATCTTCTCCTGTCCAAAAGTTTACCTTTTTCAACTTATCACCATAGAGAGAACGATATGTTCCACTTGGTGATTTTAGGTAAGCATATGGTTTATATTGAAATTTGGAATAACCTGTTGTGTCATCCCAAATGTGTACTTCACTATTTGTCTTTGTTCTTTTTACATATATGTTTTGGTAAGCCATTACTTAATATACAACCTTTTTGTGTTATGAAACAAGTGTTTTTTTAGTTACACCGATATTTTTCTGATTCAAATACTCTTTGTCTTAAATCTGATGATGACCAATCATGACTTCTTTGATGCCAATATATTCGAATTGGTAAATCATCTCCAGTAAAACCACTTTTACTTCTCTGCCAATCAGTTCCTATTATTCTTATATCTGGTTTTAGTTCACTAAGTAATTCATATAAATCATCTTCTGTATCATATATAATTACCTCATCGATATAACGAATGGCCTTTAACATTTCCAATCGTTCTTCAATTGATTGAACAGGTGTATTTTTCACATCTGGTCTATCTATTGATGGGTCTGTTTGTAACCCTACAATTAAATAACCACATTGATGTTTAGCATCTTCAAACATAACCATATGTCCTGGATGAACTAAATCAAATGCACCACAGGTGAAACCCATTGTTCTTTTATAACCCATCTTATCCCCTATTTTACAAAGTTTTCTGATTTATTTAACTTACTCAATCTTTCTCTTGTTTCTAATTCAGGAAAGTTTTCTTCTAACCAATTAACTGATTGTCCAAATGTTGTTCCAAGAACTTCATTTACTACCAATATTACATCTAAAATATTTATAACACCATCTTGATTCATATCTGATGTTATTGATTGTTCTTCATTTGGTTCTTCACTGCCCAATATAAAACTGACTAAAACAACCACATCTAATATATTTAATGTTCCATCAAAATTTACATCACCATATAAATCTGGTATAAATTCTGTTTCTGGTTCACCAATATAACCAAAGAACCAATCTAATCTACTGTGAATCTTCGAATACACGCCTGGGTATCCTGCATCCGCTCAACCATATCCCCAGCTGACTATACCAATTAGTTCATACTCTCCATCACCATTTGTCATAATCAATGGACCACCACTATCTCCTTGACAAGAATCTTCACCCCCATTAGAATCACCAGCACATACCATATTGTTTGTTGTTTCATTTCCTATGTTACCACAAGAATCGTCAATAGGAACATCAACTTCCATAAGATAAGTTGAACCCCAACCACCTGACGATGTCGCTCCCCAACCCATTGTTGTTGATATTACAGGTTCTTCGTCATGGTTTGTATCTGTACATAATTGTATAGGTTCAAATGTTGTAACTGGTTGTGATAAATGTAATAATGCATAATCATTGTTCAATGAATTACTACTATATTGTGGATGTATAATTATTTGGTCTGGATATCTTGTTATAGCACCAGCTGTTGCATTTACATTATGTAACCCAACTACAACACTAAAAGAACCTGGAGATTCACCTTGAACACAATGAGCAGCTGTTATCACCCAATCTTCTCTGACTAATGAACCACCACAAAAGTGATCCGAGCCCCAAATTCCATTATATTGCAACGATACCATAAATGGATATTTACAATCAGGACAAGCCGGGTCTACTTCTTCCCCACCAACTATGAATGGTTCAGGAAAATCACCAGGATATATAGTCGGTGTTTCTACTGACATTGTTGTTTGCTCTATTTTATTTTCGTTACTATCTTGTGGGGATAATATTGTATTATCTTCACAAGAAAATAAAAATAATAATATAAATAATAATCTAATCATTTTTCTTCTCCGTTAATTAATCAAGATGAACTTCACTGTTCGCCTTTGTTCTTTTAATATATAACTTCCGATACATATCTAAATATACAACCTTTCTATGATATAAAACAAGTGTTATTTTTTACTATCTGTCAACCATGATGATGATTGAATTTTACCACCACCGATTCCCCATAACATTTCAACTCCAAGTTGTTTACATACAGGAATTTCTGGTATATTTTCTTTTGTTCTATCTCCACCATTAGCAAAGTATAATTTATATTCTTTTTCTCCTGTTGGATTTGAATCTAAATAATCATAGTTGAAAGCATCACCACTATATATAGTCCTAACTTGTTTTATTAAACCACACGCAGTATCATCTGAATCATCAAAAGCTAATACTTGATTGATGTATTTAAAACCTTCAAGTATCTCTTTCCGTTCTTTGAAATCCATAAATGGTTTACCTTTTTTACGAGTTAACCAATCATCTGAATTTAATCCTACTATTACTTGATGTCCTAACCAAGATGCTTCTCTAAACATTCTTAAATGTCCTTTGTGTACAGGGTCAAATCCACCACTCAATATGATAACAGATTTTCTCCAATCTTTATTCCAAGTTGTATTTTTCATTATAATCTCCTATAAAACACTAAAATATCGTTCACCTCTATCACATAGAATTGTTACTACAAATCCATTAGGGTTATTTTTTTCTATCCATTGTTCAGATGCTAATACATTCGCTCCTGATGATATACCAACAAATAAACCATTCTCTCTCGCTAATCGTTTACTTCGTTCTTTAGCTTCTTTTGTAGATATAGTAATCACTTCATCAACTTTATCTAAATCTACTAAAAACTTTGAACCATCACCGATACCTTGAATACCATGTAGACCTTTTTCTCCACCACTCATTACAGGTGATTCAGCTGGTTCTACTGCTACAATCTTTGTATTCATACCTTGAGCTTCAAATCCTTTTTGAATACCCATTAATGTTCCACCAGTTCCTGTTCCACCAACAAACGCTGATATTTGTGAATCATAATCAGTAAGCATAGTATCAAATAATATCTCTTTAAATGTTGTATTTCTATGACATTCTATATTAAGTGGATTATTAAATTGATTTAGTTCTACAAAACCAAATTGTTCAGCAAGTATTTCTTTCTTTTCAATAGCTCCATCAAAATCACCTTCACCAACTTCTATTAATGTAGCCCCAAAGTATTCCATCATCTTCTTTCGTTCTTCTGACATATCTGATGGCATAACAATTACACATTTGTATCCTCGTTCTGCACACATCATAGCTAATGATATACCTGTGTTACCACTTGTGGCTTCAATGATAGTATCACCTTTTTTAAGTAATCCTTGTTTTTCATACTCATCAAGAATATACTTAACAGGTCTATCCTTTATAGAACCTCCAGGATTTACAGATTCTAATTTTGCGTATAGTTTATCCGACAGTTTTACTATTGGAGTATCTCCTATTTTCAATTAAGCCTCCAATAGTTCTTGAGTTTCTTTAATTTCACCAAAATCAATCTCACAAGTATCATTGTTACAGAACTTATCAACTTCGGCTTCATTACCTTTTACTTGTCTGAATGACAAGAAACCTAATTTTTTAACCATCTTATCATATTCTTTTGATGTTATTTCTTCATAAGGCATTTGTTTGTAAGCACCTAATTCTAATTTAGGTAAGAATGAAATACCCTTCATTTGATATTGGAAATAGTTTAGAGCTGATGATATTTGATTACCCTCTGTTTCAGGGTCAAATGTTACTGTACAACTCACTTGATTGTCAGCCCAATACTTTTGCATGAATGCTGCTAAACTCATCTGTTCCCACATTGATACATCATTGATTGTTCTTACACCCTCACCTACATCAACTGGTACATCTACGACTACTGTTGAATCTTCACTACCAAAAGCAGGTTCTATTTTATATCCAGCCTTTTCTAATGGTTTAATCAATGGACTCAAATTAGATAATCTAATTCTTCTGATATAGAATCGTGATTCTGGATAGTGTAATCCTGGTGTCGCTCCTGCTAATAATGAAACAGTTCCACTTGGTTTGACTGATGTAGTTTTTATACTACGAGGAACAGCTAACCAATCTGAATACATTTTATCATAATCTTGAATCGCATCAAATCCACTTTCTAACCAATCTTTTAATTGATGTAATCCTTTGTCTGTAATGAATTGAGCTACACCACTTACTGATGTTCCAATTCTTCTATTTCGTAGCATAACTCTGTTGGTTTCAGACCAATGAGTTTTACCGAGTGTTACTGTCTTAGCGTACAGATATGCGTACTTTAATGTCTTTAAGTAATCTTCTAAACTATCGTGGTTGTTTGGAAATGTTTCTACAAGACAACATAACTCATATGATTCTAATGATTGTTCAAGACAAGGATTACCACCCAACACTCTATGGTCTTTATTATCCTTACCATTTCTCATACGAGAATAGTCTTGCATATTCTCTAACCACGCGAATCCTGGTTCACCATTATCATTGATTCTTTCTGATGCTTTTGTATAATCCATACCAAGTTCAGCGAAGATTGAGTTATTTGATGTCCAACCATATGATTCTCTATGTGGATTCTTTTTGTAATTTTTTAAATTGATATATTCTTCTGATTCAGAATCACCGAATACTATTTCAGCAGTTCGTCTAACATTACCAGCTACAACACATTTACCGATAAGATTCATTATATCTACGATTGTTGTTATTGATATTGGAGAACCTACATTTTTGTCTAATGCTTCACTTACAGTTTCATGTACTTCTTTAAGTGGACCTGAACCACTTGATACACCACCGAAGCCTTTGATTGGAGCTCCTTCTTCTCTGATTAAGGAGTAATCAAATTCTACTGGAGCTACTCCAAGAAAGTAACTATCTAACAATCTCCGTAATGATTCAACCCAACCTTCACGACTATCTGGAATAACATATAAGTCATTCGTTCTATCATATTTCGGTCCTCGTACTATGAATGAATCAGCACCTTTTGTATCAAACCCCACACCAACTCCAACCATACTAGCATCCATTAAGAATGTAAATGGTTTTGATAAGTCATCTTTTAGGTTTTGTGTTGATACAAATGCACAATTGTTGAGGGCGGCGTAGAGTCCTTTTTCTTCGGTTAGTGATGTTCCCATCGACCACAACCCGCGTCCAGGAGGCAAGAATTTCATGTTGAAAATTCGGTCATACATCTCCTGTGCTGACCTTTGTGCTTGCCACGCGTTCCACCCTAAATCATATCTTTCGATGTGTTTCTTTTGCATGTTGTAAGTACCCTCAACTACTCGTTGAACGGTTTCCCACCACATTTCATTTTTTCCATCATCTTTGATACGAGAATATGTTCTCATATAAACTAATTCACCCAATCCGTTAAATCCGAATGGTGCTCGTTTTCTTTTATATCCGTCTATAAAATTGTCTGATAAACTGAATTTCTTAAATTCTATCATATATAACTCCTATAATTCTTTTGTAATTTGTTTAAATTTTTTTGAGGAACACTTATAAATATCAATCTTTCATTAAATCATCGTATCTATTTGATAACATTTTCTTCATAATGTTGTCTCGGTTATCTATTTTTCCTTGTTGTTCTTTACCACCTACTGATGTACTTTCATATATATCCATCTTACCAGTATTGGTGTTTACCTTAGCTGGAAATGTTATACCATCTGGTCCGAATCTATTTTTGATGACATGGAATCTACCTGTATTACCAATCTTATCTTCTACTTTCCTACTTAATGACATTACAAAATCAGCTGTCATAATCTTTTGATATGATTCAGAAACCTTTTGAGCTTCAATCACATCTTCATCTAAAGCTGAACGATTAGCTTGTGATGCAGTCCATATTGGAATCTGAAACTCACCAGCTAGTCCTCTTAAATCTTCATATATGTTACCAAGAGCATGTCTTACTTCTCTTGAACCACCGGTGTCTTTTAGAATATCAGCGTAATCCACAACCACCATATCAACCTCAGTTCCCAATGTAGTTAATCTTTTAAGGTGAGCTGATAAGGTGTTCACAGATGCAGATTTAGTTGGATAATACTTAATGACTAAATCACCATCAAGTTTTTCCATTTGTCCAATCACATCATCTTTATGATATTTAAGATTCTGATTTGCGATTCCTGTAAAGATAGAATCATATCTTAAACCAACATAAGCTTCATTTAACTCCAATGAATAATGAACTATATGTCTTCCTCGTTTCATTGAGTTAGCACCAATCGCAGCCAACACCCAAGTCTTACCAACACCAGCTGGTGCAACAATTACACCAAGTTCTCCAGCACCAAGACCACCTTGAGTTAAGTCATCTATTACATCCCAACCAGTCGGAACTGTTACTCTCGCTGTTTCTGAATATCTATCTTCAACATGTTCAATGTATTCGTGTCCGATATTTCTTTCAGTTCCTGCATTAAGAGCATCATCTACTAATCTTTTGATTTGTTCAAAATCACCATTAGCTTCTAATATATCAACTGATTGAATGATTGCGCTCTTTAAAGTTTGATTCTTAAAAAAGTCAAGAGTTTTGTCTTGGATGTATTCTAAGTCAGGTGATTCCATATGTCTGAATACTTCTTTAAGGTTCTCAACAATAGCAACCTTTTGTACATCATTTTCTACTTCACTTGTCTTTACTTTAAATACATCAAGTGTTATACACTTTCTATATTCATCATAATATTTTTTACACTCCTTTACAACCCATTTAAGACTATCACTATCGTAATGTTTCTCATCAAGTATATCATGAATTTGTTCAAGAAACGATTGATTCCTCATTAG